ATGAATGAAAAACTTCAACAGGTGCAGGAAGAAGCGCTCGCTCTTTGTGCGCCTGTTTTTGATGAAATGAAAGAGATTTCCTTATACGATACACAGAAAGTTCTGGAAGCATTCAGGAACCACCACCTCTCTGCTTATCACTTCGCTCCATCCAATGGCTATGGCTATGGGGATCCGGGCCGTGAAGAACTCGAGGAAATCTGGAAAGATATATTCAAGGCAGAAAGCGCTCTGGTCCGTCCGCAGTTTGTTTCAGGCACTCATGCGCTTGCTACCGTTCTCCTTGCGCTCCTCGAGCCGGGAGATACGATGGTATCTGCTGTAGGTGCTCCTTATGACACGATGCAGAGCGTCATCGGGATTTCCGGAAACGCACCGGGCAATCTTAAATCCAAGGGCGTTCATTATAAGGAAGTGCCTCTTAAGAACAACACTTACGATCTGGAAGCCATTACAGATGCTGTTGATGAAAATACAAAACTTGTAGAAATCCAGCGCTCCAGAGGGTACATGCTGAGAGATTCGCTTTTCCCATCCGACATCAGGAAAATCATCGAAACAGTCAAAGCAAAGAATCCAAATGCGATTTGCTTTGTCGATAACTGCTATGGCGAATTTACATGCAAGGAAGAACCGATCGAGCTTGGCGCTGATATTACGGCAGGTTCATTGATTAAAAACGCCGGCGGCGGACTTGCACCGACGGGTGCTTATATCTGCGGAAGAGAAGATCTTGTCGAGCTTTGCTCCTACGTCTGGACAGCTCCCGGACTTGGCGCAGAAATGGGATCCTATGCTGCTTCTTACCGTCCGTTCTTTGAAGGACTTTTCCTCGCTCCGCATATTACGCGTCAGGCAATGATGAGCGCCGAATTCTGCGCTGCTGTATTCAAGGTGCTCGGCTTTGACGTCGTTCCTGAACCGGGCCATTTAAGGACTGACCTTATTACAGCCATTACTTTGGGCTCTGAAGAAAATATGTGCAGCTTTGCCGAGGCCGTGCAGAACTGGTCTCCGGTTGATTCGGATGCCGTTCCTGTCCCGGGGCCCATGCCCGGATATACGGATCCGATCATTATGGCAGCAGGCACTTTCGTCCAGGGCTCTACAATCGAAATGTCAGCTGACGGCCCTGTAAGACCTCCGTACATCATGTACTTCCAAGGCGGTCTTGTTTTTGAACACACCATGCTTGCCGTAATGGGCGCTGCAGAGAAGATCCTCGCTGCCAGAGGCGGTCTCGAAGATTAATAAAATACAGATATGCAATAAAGGACTGTGAATGGGAATGCCATTCACAGTCCTTTTGCGCGGGGGAATTTCATCAAAGAAATTTATATTAACAATCTGAAATACCGGTGCTATAATATGACGTGTTCAAGGGGCTATAGCTCAGTTGGTCAGAGCACTTCGCTCACATCGAAGAGGTCTCCGGTTCGAACCCAGATAGTCCCACCAGAAGTTCATCTCTGCTTAGCAGATTGCCATAAACAACTCAGGAAACTGGCGCCTGGGAAAATACAGCAAAAGGGCGGAATCCTTTTTTGGAGAACTGTAAAATGATCTCTTTTTATCTGTCATTTTTCAGTTGCTTTTTACAAACGCATCATATATAATAATGACACGTTACTTGGGGTTATAGCTCAGCTGGTTAGAGCGCTTCGTTGACATCGAAGAGGTCTTTGGTTCGAATCCAAATAGTCCCACCATTTGTACATTTGTACGAACAACTCTCTATTCTTACAGGGTTCGTGAGAATAGGGAGTTGTTCTGCGTAATTGTACTGGATTTCAACGTATTCATTACAAATATAGACGGCACGAACAAGAGACGTGAGAAGTATATCGTTATATTTCTCCGTCTCTTTTGCTTTTTCGCGGATTGTTTCAAAGAAAAACTGGATTTTCTCTTCCGTCAATAGCCCACTCCCTTGCATTAGCAATGCCTTCGCTAGTTTTTCTTTCAACATGTCCAGGGTTCGTTCGTTTTCATTCAGCGATTCAACCAGCGCATTTGACATGACACCGTTCTCAATAGCCTTTATACAGTTGTCAATTTTCTTTTGACAGCTGGAGATATGATTTTTTATGGCACGTATTTCCAATTCGCTTTCGTCCCGTGGGCGTAGTTTCACAGCCTGCCTTGCGATTTCTTTTATAGCCTTTTTGCTCGATAAAATCTCATGTGTTTTGTCACAAACAAGCTTTTCTAACACATCTGCGCGTATGTTTTTTGTCTCACAATACTCGTATCTCGCACTTCTATGGTGGTGTGAACAGCCGTAATAGCAATACTTGTTTCCGTTTTGCGATTTCCCGGAGGTCCCTGATACTTTTGCACCACAGGAGGCGCAAAATGCTTTCCCTGCTAACAAATAATTGTTGTTTGTCCGATAAGAGCTACTTTTCATGGCATTTATCCTTTCCTGCACTGCGTGAAACATTTCTTTGGGGATAATCGGTGGTATTATCCCTTCTTTCTTTATGTCTTTCCATTGAAATGTACCGATATATCGCTCATTATGCAAAATATAATAAACACGGCTGCGCGAAAATACCTTTCCAGCGTCCGTCGTGTACTTTTTATCGTTCAATTCCCTCTCAATTCTGGCTACCGGCATGCCGCCTAGGAACATTTGATATATCATTCGCACGATAGGGGCTTTTTCTTCGTTTATTATCAGACGACCGCATTTGTCTAGCTTGTACCCCAGTGGGATAACGCCGCCCGGCCATTTCCCTTCCAGCGCGTTTTGTGTCATGCCGCGCAATACATTTTCCGATAACTCTGCGCTGTAATATTCTGCCATGCCTTCAATGACCGATTCGAGCAAAATCCCTGACGGGTCATCCGCTATGTTTTCCATTGCAGATACGACTTTGACACCATACCTTTTCAGCTTATGCTTGTATTTTGCGCTGTCATAGCGGTTCCTGGCGAATCGGTTCAGCTTATAGACCAGGATGACATTGAAGGCCATTGTGGCGGCGTCTCTGATCATCATCTGGAACTCAGGCCGCTGATCGGAGCGTCCAGTCATAGCGCGGTCCGCGTAAGTGTGGAGAATGGTGATATTGCTCCGGCGGGCGTAGTCCTCACAAACGCGCAACTGTCCTTCTATGGACTCCTCACGCTGCCGATCGGATGAATATCTGGCATATATGACGGCCTTTACGGCCTGTTTTTCTTCTGTTTTAGGCATAAAAAGAGCCTCCTTCTATGGTGAATGGAGGCTTTCATGATATAATATACACATAATCTGCCTCCTACAAGAGTGGATTATAACCGCAGCCCGGTACTGGTAATGCCTAGCTGCATTCCCCTGTCATATTTCGCGATATGGCAGGGGCTTTTTATTTTGTTTTCACTTTACCTTGATGTTCAGCAGCTTCCTTAGGATGCCGGGGCGCTTTTCATACATCAGCTCAAGGATTTCTGTAATGGTGGCCAATGTGGCTTTTGGATTTTTGGCACTTGGGAAGGTATCGAGGTCAAGCTTTTCGGCCACAGAGTCCAGACTGAGAGACTCCCAGCTATCGTGGCGCTCACAAAAATAATCATAAAGGTCGATGAAGTGCATCTCGGGTTCTGGAATGTGATTCTTTTTCAAGGTGGCTTGCAGCGCTCTCAGATGAGCATCTGCATAGTAGGTGATGACGTTCTTCCCAGAAAAATATGGTTCAATATTTGCCCATACGTCCTTGAATGCCGGAGCATCGGCCACATCTTCTGGCTTGATATCGTGATAATTAGAAAAAGAAAATGACTTCACTTTGGGATTTACCAGGTAAATCATATCTTTGTACTGCTCGTTTTCGATATAGCGGGCAGATATCTGGCATGTGCTTCCATAGCCTTTGTTGGCCCGCTGGATGTTGAAGATGGTGGCCTGATAAGGGAAGTTCACCGGATGCCATTCATCAGAAAGGATCTGCTTGCTGGCTATCCTTTGATCGTGCTTTCTTTGTGCCCGGAGGCGGTCCCGCTCTTCTTTTTCAGCCCGGCGTTTTTCTTTCTTCTCCGGGTCGGAAGAAAAGAGGTGGCTTATAAAGTTGAACAATTATATATCCCTCCCTGGCTTTTTCAGTTTAATGAAACGGTGCGGCACTCCACGGCAGTTGGCTAGCGTGTAAATAGATGTCCCCGGATGCTCTGCCAGATACCCGTCATTCAACAGCAGCTCTACGGCAAACGTGTTTGCCAGTCTCTCCACCCGGTCTGCATTGATATCCATGGTGTAGGTCTTGAGCCACTGGGTATTGTCATTGGGCGTACAAAGCGCATGGCCAAGTTCGTGCGCACAGACGAACGGCAGCATGGCTTCCGGCGTTCGAGTGTCGTCAATAATAATAAATTTTGAACGTTTATATTTGAGATAGTTGCCGTATTTGCCGCCCAGGTCAGAATACATGATGATGATATTCTTACACGCGGCCAGCCGAAACGGGTCATCTGTTTTATAGCGACGGATAAGAGCGGCAACTTTCTGCTGCACATCCATAGTCTTAATCCCTCCGGTATTTTTTCGGCGTATATTTCTTCTTGGCTATCTTCTTTGCCTGGATCATGGCGGCCTTGATGGTTGCTTTGAAGGCTTCAATGTCTTCTATGTCGTCCTCCCCTTCAAAGGCGGCAGAAGATACGGAGTTCATCATATCTTCCAGATCTGACTCAATCTCACGTTCATCACGGCGGTTCAGGTCTGAGCTGGATTGTTGTTTTCTCAGCTTTTCATTCATCGCCGCTAATTTATCAATTGTTTCACGTTGTGATTTGATAACACTTTCCAATTTTGATTCTTCTATGAAGGCAGACAGTTCTGGCAGGGTATGAATGGATTCAGGAATATCCTGGCCTTCTTTTTCAGCCTCTTCCTTAATCTTGTTAAACCATGCTTTTTGTTGTTCAGGTGATAAAATTTCTCCATGTCTTGATGATGTTTTTCCCCTTAAGTAGTCTGCACTAACATTGAAGAAGTCTGCAAATATATCGATTGTTTTATATTTTGGGATGCGTTTTCCTAGCTCATACATGGCCAATGCGCTTCTCCCAATTTTTAGCTTATCGGCTAGCTCCGCCTGAGTTAAATTTTTCTCTTGCCGTAATTGTTTTAGCCTGTCTGCAAATGTAGCCATAGCGTTACCTCCTTTACCCTTATTATATCACATTACGTGACGTCACAAAGGTGATAATTTTAATATTGACACGAAAAGTGATAAATGCTATACTTTATTTAGTCACAAAACGTGACAAAATAAAGAAGGGAGGTGAAACGGTATGCCCAGCAACAAACAGATTGGCGAACGACTCAGAGGTTTAAGGAAAAAGAGGAAGATGACTATTGCTGATGTTGCCGCGGTGCTTGGAATTGCTCCATCGACGTTAACGGCATACGAATTAGGAAGTCGCACTCCTAGGGATGGTGTAAAAGAAAAGATTGCCGATTATTATGGCAAGTCGGTCAGTGCCATTTTTTTTGACTAAGTTTGTCACAAATCGTGACAAGAGAGGGGCGAATGGCATGTATGCTCTCATGCAGTACATCCGTGATTACATCCGGAGCCACCCAGATGAATACCAGGAATGGTTAAAGAAGAAAGGAGAAGATAAGCATGAATGAAATCCTGAATATCAGAAATGTTCATTGTTACATGGACAATCAGACTGCTACGGCCTATCTGAATGCCGAAGATGTAGCAAGAGGACTTGGATTCACACAAGAAAAGAATGGTGTTGAATACGTCAGATGGGAAACCGTAAATGGATACCTTCGCGGATTCGGATTTTCCCAACATGTTGGGAAAGATGATTATCTCCCTGAAAACATGGTTTACCGGTTGGGTTTCAAGGCCAGCAATGAGGTGGCGCAAAATTTCCAGGCTGTGCTGGCAGATGAAGTACTTCCTGCTATCCGGCGGCACGGTGCATATATGACGGATCAGGCGTTGCAACGAGCTATCACGGAACCTGACTTTCTGATTAGCTTGGCTACGCAGCTCAAAGAAGAACAGGCAAAGCGGAAACAGGCGGAGCTGATGCTGGAAGAACAAAAGCCGGCCGTTATCTTTGCCGGGTCAGTCAGTGCCAGCAAGACATCCATTCTCATTGGTGAGCTTGCCAAAATACTCAGAGGCAACGGGATCCAGATTGGCCAGAAAAGGCTATTCCAGTGGATGCGCGAAAATGGGTATTTGATTAAGCGCCAGGGGACAGACTACAACATGCCCACACAGCGCTCTATGGAAATGGGGCTCTTTGAAATCAAAGAAGGCTCGTATACAAATGGTAATGGGGTGAACATCATTACCAAGACCCCAAAAGTGACCGGAAGGGGTCAGGTGTATTTCATTAACAAGTTCCTGAATGGGAGGTGACGCAGATGACTAGGCCGAGAAAACAGCATCGTTACAGATGGGGGCGGATTGGCCTGGCAGTTGTCGTCCTGCCGGCCATTGCCCTTGGCATCGCGTCCGGTGTCAAAGCGTTGATGGCTGAACCTGAACACGTTGATAAGGTTGTCGTGGTGGATGAGGATGAAACTCTTTGGGACATCTGCTCCAAAATCAATGACGACCGGGAAGATGTACGGATCATGATTGACCGGACCATGGACCGCAACCATATCACGGATGCCGGAAAGATTCAGCCAGGGCAGAAGTTGCTCATCCCTGTTTTGAAGGAGAAATAGAAATAGCCTGCTGTTGGAGGCAACCAACGGCAGGCCGGCGGAACTATATTTCCCAATAAAATTCCGCCTCCATTGTACCGCAAAAGGAGGAATCAGACAATGATAAACACGAACTGCGGCACCTGCCCATTCGCCGAAAAGTGCTACATGAAGGACAAACCCCAAAGGCTTCCAGTAACCAAAGGCGGCCTGGGATTCTGTCCTAAAGTTGAAATTGGTTGGGCATTGGAAACCTGCAAGGCGTGCCATTTCACCGGCAAAGTCGGCAACCGTGGGGGAGCTAAAATTCGCAACTACCTGACATGTACGCTGCTTCCCAATGAGCCAATTGTGCAGCACATCAAAGGACGCAAGAAAAACTGCCCATTCATGGAACAGGTAAGAAAAGAGCTTAGGAGGTAACAATGACGTATACAAACTGTGATTTGATTTTATCGGTCAAAGATGCCGAAGACCATGAAAAGTGGCTCAAGACAAGAGACCTTGGCATCGGCGGCAGTGATGCGGCTGTCATCATGGGAATGAATTCATATAAATCTCCATATCAGCTGTGGATGGAAAAGACGGGTCAGTTAGAGCCGCCGGACCTGTCTGGTAATCAGTACATATACTGGGGGACCAAGAATGAAGCCAACATTGCTGACTGGTTCCAGGAAGAAACCGGCAAGAAGGTAAAACGCCTGGGAACGCTCCAAAGCAGGGAATACCCGTTTATGCTGGCCAATGTGGACCGTACCGTTATTGGTGAAAATGCCGGCCTTGAAATCAAGACCGCTGGCGTCAGCCAGTACCGGAAGTGGAAGGATGATGAAATTCCGGATGCTTATTACTGCCAGTGCCTCCACTACATGGCAGTTACTGGGGCAGACTACTGGTACATTGCCGTTCTGCTTGGAGGAAATGAAGCCAGGTGGAAGCGGATTGAGCGTAATGAAGAGGACATCAAGACACTTATTGAAGCGGAAAAGGAATTCTGGAATCTGGTGCAGACACAAACCGCGCCGCCCGTGGATGGTTCCATTTCCTGTTCCCAGGCACTGGCTTCCCGCTATGCCGACAGCCGGGATGAAGAAATCATGCTTCCGGAAGAAGCAGATACTCTAATTGCCAGCATCAACAGCGATACGGAAATCATGGATAAGCTCAAAGAACAGATTTCCCTGAACCAGAACCGGCTGAAAGAAATGCTGGGAGAGGCTGAAGCTGGCCGTATCGGATCATTTAAAGTCACCTGGAAGGCTACCGCAGGCAGAGAAACATGCCCGCTGACAAAACTCAAAAAGGCGGACCCAGATATGTACCAGGCCTTAAAGGATAAAGGCTTTATTTCAACTGGCAAAGCAAGCCGCCGGTTTTCCATTAAAGAAGTCAAGGAGGATGAATAACCATGAACACTAAAGGCGGATTAACGAAAATAAATGGTCAGGTGCAGGAAATACAGCAGAAAGATACGTCCCTGAAAGGCCTCATCAAGGCCATGGAACCGGAAATCAAGAAAGCGCTTCCGTCTGTAATCACTCCGGAACGATTTACCAGGATGGTTTACACGGCTCTTTCCAGCAATCCGGTTCTGCAGGAATGCACCCCGCAGAGTTTTCTCGGTGCGATGATGCAGGCCGCACAGCTGGGACTTGAGCCCAATACTCCTATCGGCCAGGCGTATCTGATTCCGTACAGAAACCACGGCCGCGAGGAATGCCAGTTCCAGCTCGGTTATAAAGGCTTGATTGATTTAGCCTATCGCTCCGGAGAAATCAAAGACATCCAGTCCCATGAAGTCTATGAAAATGATGTGTTTGAATATGAGTTCGGACTTGAACCGAAGCTGAAGCATATTCCGGCTAAAACAAACCGCGGTGAAGTCATTCTTTATTATGCAGTTTTCCATATGGTCAATGGCGGCTATGGCTTCGAAGTCATGAGTAAAGAGGATATTATCAACCATGCCAAAAAGACCAGCCAGGCATACAGCTCTTCTTTTTCTCCATGGAGCAAGTATTTTGATGAAATGGCGAAAAAGTCGGTCATTAAGAAATGCCTGAAATATGCACCCATCAAGACTGATTTCGTAAGGGCCGTGGCAACTGATGAAACCATCAAGTCCCATATTGCAGAAAACATGACTGATGAGCCGGATGAAACCATAACCATTGATTCCGAACCTTCCACAGAAGATTCCGGCTCTGAAAATGTAAATCCGGAAACCAGAGAAGTCATTTCCGAAAAGGAGGATAAATAATCATGAATACAGCCGCAAGCGCATACAGCAAAAAGAGAAAAAGTCCATATGTCATCAATAACATTCGTGTTACTCCGAAAAGCATCAAGATCGGCTATGAATACCTGAAAGGCGGCCGTGCCGAAAAGCCACGGTCGGAGCTCTACGATGCCATGAAGAATCTGGCATCCCATGTGGCAAGCCTTCTGGAAATCGAAAATCTGAATCTGAACCATCGGATTAAGCCGACACTTGTCAAATATGCCTATGACAATAACGGCATGATGAGCGCTGTCATCGAATCTAATTTCAGCATCCCGATTGCCGGTGCCCACGTTGTTATCCGCACTCCATCCAAACAGGAGCCGTTTGATCCGGAGAAAAATATGGACGAAAAGAAATACCTCTTCCCCAATACAGTTGATGCATTGCGCAAGGTGCAGGATGAAGTGGAACTGTACATCAAAGGAGAGCGTGCCCAGGGCAGTCTCTTCGATGGCGTGAAAAAAAGCAAGTAATTGATAAGGTGGAACCGGCAGCATCCAGCTGCCGGCATCCCACTATTATGGAAGGATAGGCGCCATGGAAAGACTGAACATAAAGTATATAGACGAAATCAACGCCTTCCATTCATGGCTTCAAATCAATGAGCTTCCTGCTTCTGCCATTGTCTTATGGTATTCACTCATGCATTTCTGCAATAAGACCGGATGGAAAAAGAGATTCAATATACCGATTTCTAAACTGCAAGCTGATACGAATCTGAAAAAGGCAACTCTTTATAGAGCTAGAAATGCGCTGGAAGATTCCGGATTGATAAAAGTCATCCATCGCAAAGGCAGGCAGTCAGCTCTCTATATTCTCCATCCTGTTACGTCTCTAGTTGTGTCTCAATATGAGACGCAAAGTGAGACACAAAACCCTGTTGTGTCTCAATATGAGACGCAAAGTGAGACACAAAACCCTGTTGTGTCTCAATATGAGACGCAAAGTGAGACTATACCTAGACATAGACTATTAGATAAGACTAAAGACGCTAGCGCGGCAGCTGATTCAAAAAAGGATGTTTTTGATTATTACCAGAACAAAATACACCCTCTGCAGAGCAGTGTTGAATGCGATATGCTGACCAGCCTTATTGATGAGCATGGTCCGGAATTGTGTATGAAGGCCATTGACAGAGCTGTCTTCCGGAAGAAGCGGACGGTGAAGTATATTGCCGGTATTCTACGGAACTGGAAGCTTGACGGATATGATGAGCCGGATGGAAGCAATCCACAGGAGCGGGATGTTCCGGATGAAGTGAAGAATATCCCATTTTGAAGGGAGGTACAGAAATGGATAGTAAATCTTTGAAGTCCATCTTTGAAAGCATTGAAGAGCTCAAAAGACAGACGCCTGCACAGCAGGAGCCGGAGCTTATGAAAATGCCATCTGATGGAATCATGTGCAGCCGATGCCACAATACAGGATGGGTAATGGTAAAGAGAGGCGATTACACAGCCATGGCCCACTGCCCAGACTGCTTTGAGCGGCGGGAAATGGTGAGAAGGCTGAAGCATTCCGGAGTGAGCGCCAAAGACTATGCCAGGTATACGCTGGATTCATTCGATGCAAGTCGAAGCGATAACGCCAGGAAGATGAAAGAAATGGCCATCAGCTACCTGAAACACCATGTGCCGGGCGGTCCGGGATTTGGTATTTTCGGAAAATCCGGCATGGGTAAAACACATATCTGCATTGCCGTGTGCCATGAGCTGACTGTCAAGCTGCATGAACCTCATTACTATTTCTCTTACAGATCAGAAATCCCGAATCTTGTGAAGGCGGCAAGAAGCTATGCTGGTGATTATGACGCAGCCATGGGAAAATGGAAAACCTGTAAAAACCTTTTCATTGATGACCTCTTCAAACTGGCCGGGAAGGTCCAGAATGGCCACCTGGTGGATGTGGACCGTCAGGAACTTCGTATTGTATTCGACATCATCAATGCCAGGTATCTGAACCACCTTACAACCATCTTCAGCTCCGAATACAGTGTGAATGACATCACAGTTGTGGATGAAGCTCTGGGGAGCAGGATTTATGAAATGATTGCTCCCTATGGGCTCTATGTCACCGGAGTGAACCAGCGTTTAGGAAGAGGGATTCGAAATGATTACAAGACTGTTTAAAGGAACAGAAAAAAGAGAAGTCATCACTTCACGGGGCGTCGGGCCATACAGCGGAAGTCTGAAAATCGTGTACTGGCTGGGATCCAATTCCAAAGGAATCATTGATTTGCAATGGCATGACCATGTTATTGAGCAAACATGGAAAGCGGCCAAAGAAAAGTACTGTGAATTTGTGAAGCGCTTCATGAATGAAGGATGGAAAGAGCAGTCCGGGAAAACTCTGAAGGAAGTCATCCAGGGGATTCTGAAGCAGGAAGGCACTGATTCACCTCATTTCAAAAGGTCAGAAAAAGCAGTCAATGCGCTGAGAGCTAAAGGCGGACGTACAGCGCAGGCCAGGGCAAAAGCCAGAAAGGAACGTAAAAATCATGAATAAGATTATTCTCATGGGCAGATTGGTGAAGGATCCGGAAGTTCGGATGACTACCACACAGAAAACGGTATGTACTTTTACACTGGCTGTGGATAGGCCATTCAAAAGCAAAAACGGTCAGCGTGAAGCTGATTTCATCAACATCCAGACATGGAATAAGACTGCTGAGCTGTGCGGCAACAGTATGAGGAAAGGCCATAGGGCTCTGGTGGAAGGGCGGCTTCAGATTCGGAGCTATGACGGGAAAGATGGAGCTAAACATTATGTGACAGAAGTCATTGCGGACCATGTGGAATTCATTGAACCAAAGAGAAATGACGCACAGCCTTCCGGCTCATCCGGATTTGAACAGTTCGGAGCTCCTACCACACAGCCGCCGGTGATGACGCAGGAAGATATCCCTTTTTAGGATGAATAAGGATGAGGTGAAGTAAGATGTCCGATAAAGATAAAAAACTTGATAAGTATGTCCAGGCAGCTGCTGAAGCAAGAATCATGGACGAACTCATCTGCATGATACATGATGATTTCTCAGAAATTATTTCCGGAGCTAAATGCAATAAGTTTTTGGACAAGTCAGGTAAAGCGCTTGAAAAAATTAAAGATAAGGCTGACATCAGCTTCCTTGATGCATTTCCAGGAATCGGAAGCGATACATCTCTTCTTTGGACGCATCTCTTCCATGGCATCCTGTATGCTCCGCCTAGGGATAAATATGATTCACTGGCAATGGAGAGGGCTAAAGAAATTATGAAGGATATGATTCACAGGATTGATGAGTATCAGCAAAGGATGGTACTGAAATGAAGTGTATCAGAATGAGCTTTTATGAGTACATGATAAGCAGGTACAAGCATAAGAACACAACTGATGGTGACCTTGCACGAGACATGGAAAGAGATAATAAATCAACAAGTTTTTTCTCGAATCTCCATGAATGTTCGGTTGAACGTCAATATGAAAGCATTGAAATACATCTTTTAAGGTTACATGCTTGTTCAGGGGCCTTAAATGCATTTGAGAGATGTTGGAAAAAGTACAAAAGGTATGTAAAAATGGAGGAAAAGAAAAATGATAAAATTTGAAGTAGTGAAGAATTGTCCATATTCAGTGAAGCTTCCAAAGAGAAGCACTTCCGGCAGTGCAGGGTATGATTTCTTTGCACCCTACCCGTTTGCTATCGGGACAAAGCAGACAGTATTTGTTAAGACGTGGGTAAAGGCAAAGATGCCAAAAGATACAGTCCTTTTACTTTTTGAACGTTCATCATGGGGGTTCAAGAAACAGGTCTCAATCCCGAATTCAGTAGGCGTGATTGATTCTGACTACTATGGGAATGCAGAGAATGATGGAAATATCGCTTTCGCTTTTACAAATCATGGCAGTGAACCTCTTGAGGTGAAAGTCGGAGATAAAATCGGGCAGGGTATTTTCTTTCCTTTCCATCTGACGGACGATGACGAAGCGGATGGAGAGCGTGTTGGTGGTATGGGAAGTACAGGTGATTGACATGATCTATGTAGAAGGTATTCATGGAAGAGAAACTGTACAGGATGTAAAAATCTTCTATTCCAAAGAACAGCGGAAATTTCTGGTTGAAGCATATGTAAGTCTTGTCGCTTATTATGTGGTCGGTGAATTTGATACCCGTAAAAGCGCAGAGAATTATTTAAAGACCATCACATGGAACAGAGAAAAAGGGTTTAATCTTGTACTTAAACCAATGGAGGAAGAGCCATGATTATGATTGACCTGAACTGAAATATTTCAAACAACGTTTCCAGCATTTGGAAGAAGAAGGGAATTGACGGTAAATGGGCTGTCATGTATGAAGAGATGACCGGAATGGTTGTGCTGAAGGAAGGCATTTCTGGGGAAGAAGTTGTAGACATGATGAACTGGATTGTGATGCAGCTGAGAGAACAGCAGGATAGAAGACATATCATTTTAGACATAAGAGCCTATATGAGGAGCAATTAAATGGGAAAACGAATTGGAAGAAACAGACATAGATTGAGAATGCCTCAAGGCGCTTCATGGGCTGAAAGCCTTCAGAATGAACTAGGCATCAGAAGCCCATCATTTGATGGAAGATGTGCCTATTGCGGCAAGCTTGTGAAGCCAGGGCAATGGCACTGGATGCGGGATGAATTCGGACAGCTTGTAAAAAAGTGCAATAATGAGCGGTATTGTTCAGCCCATCGGAAAGCGGAATGTGAGCGGTCTTTCAGAAAGGCGATGATGTTATATGGAATTCATTGTTGAAGTCGAACCTGAAGGAAAGGCCAGGCCACGATTTAGCCAGAAGAGCGGAGCGGTTTATACTCCGAAGAAGACAATGAAGTATGAACGGCGTATCCGGATGGCATTCGAAGTGGCCGGAGGGGAAACGATTCCTGCCGGCTGCTATGTAGCCATTACAGTAGATGCCTATTTCCGAATCCCAAAGTCATACACCAAAGGAAAACGCCTGGCATGTCAGCACAATGTCAATCGGCCGGCAAAGAAGCCTGACATTGATAATGTATTGAAAGCTGTCATGGATGCCTTGAATGGCGCCGCTTATGTGGACGATAAGCAGGTCGTAGAGGTAATCTGCCGGAAGTGGTATTCACAGAGTACCGGCTTTTTGAGAATAAGCGTACGAGAAGTAAAGGTTTGATACGGGCAAGGCGGAGCGTAAAAACTCCAGCCTTGTTTTCCGTGTTTTATAGATGGGAGGAGAAAGAATGCATCATAATGATTATGTGGATGCAGTAAAAGAATATCTGCGGAGGTACCGGGAATTTTCACAATATGTAATCAATGTGAAAACGGATATTACAGAATGTGAGGCGCTGCTTCAGCAGGAGGCGGCACCGGCTGCATCATCACTCTCCCCAACTGGCGGTTGCGGAGGCGGAGAAACTATTAGCCAGGAAGAACGGATCTATATGCAGCGGGAAGCCTTGAAGGAGAAAATCAGGAAGTACCAGGCAGATTTGCAACAGATTGAACCATTAATCAAAAGACTGAATCGGTCCATGGAATCCCTGGCATCCATCAATGAGACAGATGCTGTGATAGTGCGGGATAGATATATAGACGGGGCGTCTTGGGAAAGTACGGCACGTCATACCTGCTGCAGTGTTGGCTTCTGCCGCAAGAGGGCGAGAGAAGCTCTGAAGATGCTGACCAGCATGATATTTGGGCCTGATGCTATTCCGTTTCAAACGTCGCTAGTGTTCTTCAAAAAGCAGCAGAGGATATAGATTTTATTAGAAGAATTTTTATGGTATCATTTTAAAAGAGGTGATATCATGTCAATATTTGAAAAAATTGTGAATGATTTAAATAATTTGGATAGCAATGCCAATATAATGCTTTATTTTACACAAAAAAATAAGTTGGGATATACTACGTACATGCCAAATGTAAAAAACTCTTTGTCTTCAGAATTACTAGACTTAATTAGGGGAAATATTGAAGAATATGTATCTGCAGAAATGGCTGAATTCAATCCAACATCATATAGAGAAGGAGTAGTAGAAACCTGCAATATTGATTATGTAGGTAATTTTCAAGAGGTTTTGGATAGCTTTGCTGATCCTGACCATGTAGATACTGGATTAGATGCTAATGATTTAACGTTTTACTGCATTGAAATCGATAATGAAAAATTTGATTATAAGTTTTTTAGGAGAATTACCAAGTTTAGAAGGCTTTCATCTAAGGGGATTTTGGCGTGGTTCTCTGGGAATACGTTAAATAAAATGGAACAACAGATGCTAGGTCTAGACGGGTTTATTGACTTAGTATGTGTTGGAAATGATATTTACGTCTTCAATCATATTTCATTGGAGCGGATTTTTAGATTGGTAGAAAAATATAGCAATAAAGCAAAAGAGGCTTTACAAAAATTAAGAGATGCTGATGGCATTTCAAATTTTGATCAGTTTGAAGAAGATTGTTTAAGTGATCAGCGATACCACAAGACATTAAGTAAAATGATGGAGAACAATAATCAATTTGGGGATGTTTTCAACGATTTTTCTTCTATTAGGCAGGTTATAGATATGTTTGATCTGGACATTGAAATTGAAAAATGTGGTGATAAAACTCGCTTAAGATATGAGGATAAACATCAGAGAATGGATATTTTAAGGATTATCAATGACGCATATTATCGTAGCATTATTGGAAAAAGAAAAGGGATAGACGATAATTAGCATTAGTTATTTTAGAAGGAGGGAAATATGATAAAAGCCATTTTTGTTCGCTCTATAATGTTTATATCATCTTATTTCCCACTATATGTTTTATTACTTATATCACAAGGTAATAAGATAATGCAGGCACCAAACCGGTATTTATGGAGTTTTATAGCAACATTAAGTATATTGATAGTAATATCATTCCTTAGTGTCTTGCTTTTGAAAAATGTACCAATAAGCAATTATTGTAAACCAGTAAATGTCAAACGCCCAGATGACAAGGTAATGAATTATGTATTTACTTATATCATTCCTATACTGGGATTTTCATTTAATGATTTTTACTCGGTAATTGTAAATCTATTATTATTCCTTATGATATGGTTCTTATACATAAAGTTGGACTTAGTTTTTATCAACCCGTTGTGGAGTTTATTCGGATATATATCCTATGAATATGAGGGAGGATATATTATTACGAATATAAAGTATGAAGATATTATTAGAATAAAAGCGCCATTGCAGGGGTGTTACTTAACTAACCGAATTTTTTTGGCACATAAGTCTAATCTTCGTGGATAACTTTTTTTGCCGTGACACTTTCGTGACAGTTTTGAGCAGAAACGTGACTGATTCATGTACGATTTTTGTACAGAAAAAGCAGGAAAGGTGTGATATACTAATACCATCGAAAACTGAACAGGAAACAGACAACCACGCAGACCAGCGTGGTTTTTGTCTTCTTATTTTGAAATCGGAAACTGAAATAGAAAATGGAAATAGAATTTGATTTCTTATTTTGGTTTCCATTTTCTTTTTTGATTTATAAAAGGATGTGAGCCAGCGTGGCCAGGGCATTTTCCAAAGACATTTACAATAGCCAGCGATGGCGAAAGGTCGCTCATGCTTATGCAGAGTCTCAGCACTACGTATGCGAGCGATGCCATAACCGTTCCTTTGTTGGGGCTGGAAAGCCGCCTAGATTTATCGTCCACCACAAGACGCACTTGTCTCCGGAGAATGTAGGGGATGACAGCGTGGTGTATGGCTGGGATAACTTAGAGCTGCTATGTATCTACTGCCACAACGCTGTGCACAGCCAGGGGCTGGACCGTGAGTGCCGCTTTGATGATGAGGGTAATCCCATCGCCATTATTGACAATGAACGGCGCTGAGATGCCTCTGCTTTCTGTCTGCCATCCCCCCGGGTGCGGCATTGTTTACCTCAAAAAAGTACTCCGGGGGCGGGCCTTCGCGTAACACAAACGGCCTCCGCGAGGGGGGTGTAGTCTAAAAATCGGCTAAATATAGATTTAAAGTTTTAAATATATAAAAGCGAGGTGAGAGAATGAGGCCGATTAACCCGGAAAATAAAGTGAAAAAGCGAATTAAAGAGCTGCAAAAGATTTTCTCCATCGTAGATGAAGACCGGCTGAAAATCGTTACCCCTCTCATCTCCCAGGTGGCCAACATGGAGGGGCAGCTGGACAAACTGCAGACGGATTTGAATACTGTGGGCTTTGTTGAGACGTACCAGAATGGTGAGAACCAGAGCGGCACGAAGGAGTCGACTGTTTCCCGGGCTTATTCTTCCCTGTTCAAGAACTATGTGAATGCCATCAGGACCCTGCTGCAGTGCCTGCCGGAATCCGCTCCACAGGAAGCGGAAGATGCACTGACAGCGTTCATCAAGAAAAAGCCTTGAATTACATCGAGACGTACTATGGAGAGATTGAGTCAGGCAGGATAACCGTGTCAGACAAGGTCCGGCGGGTGATGCGGCACCTGGTATCGAAGCTCCATGACAAAAATTCCAATTACATTTATGACGACGAAAAAGCGCAGTACGTGATTGATTTCATCCAGACGTTCTGTAAGCACAGCAAAGGGAAATGGGGCGGCAAGCCTGTCATTCTGGAACTGTGGCAGAAGGCAATTACGGCGGCGCTCTTTGGATTCGTGGACAGGAACACGGGGCTCCGGGAATATAAGCAGCTGATTTTAATCGTTGCCAGAAAGAACGGGAAATCCACCTTTGCTTCCTGCCTTGGGCTCTATCTTCTGGTGGCTGATGGCGAAGCAGGACCGGAAATCTATTCGGCGGCCACCAAAAAAGACCAGGCTAAAATCATCTGGAATGAAGCCAGGTCCATGGTGAAGAAGTCGCCGGCGCTGAACAAGAAGCTGGATCTCCGTGTTTCCACCATCCGCTCCCGTTTCAATGAGGGAAGCTTTGAACCGCTTGGCTCCGATAGTGATAAACTGGACGGGCTCAATGTTCACGGCGCTCTTATCGATGAACTGCACGCCTTGAAGGATAAAAACCTTTACGATGTACTCATCGACGGTATGACTGCCAGGGAACAGCCTTTATGCATTATCACATCCACGGCCGGCACGGTGCGGGATAACATCTTCGACCTCAAATACGATGAATGTGAGCGGATTATCAAGGGATACGATGATCCGGAAGGCTACAAGGATGAAACCATCCTGCCTTTTGTCTATGAACTGGATAAAAGGGAGGAATGGACGGACCCTGCCATGTGGAAAAAGGCCAATCCGGGCCTTGGGAGCATAAAAAATGCCCAGACATTAGCCCAGAAGGTTTACCAGGCTCAGCATGATGCGCTGCGTGTAAAGAATCTCTTGTGTAAAGATTTCAATATCCGTGAAACATCGGGCGAAGCCTTCTTCACATTTGAACAGCTGAATAATGAAGCCACCTATGATATCAAGGCTCTGAAGCCGAAGTATGGAATAGGTGGTTTTGATTTGTCCGAAACCACGGACCTCACATGCGCCACCATGCTCTGGTGTGTGAAGGACGATCCGAACATTTACGTGAAGCAGATGTACTGGATCCCTGAAGACTTACTGGAAAAGAGGGTGCATGAAGACCAGGTGCCCTATGACATCTGGAAAGAGAAGGGGTGGCTTCGGACTTCCCCGGGCTTCCGGAATGACTACAGGCTCATTCTCCAGTGGTTTATGGATGAAATGGAGCAGGAAGATATTTACCTATTCAAGTGCGGCTATGATAGATGGTCCGCCCAGTACCTGGTGCAGTCCATGACAGAACGGTTCGGGGAAGATATCATGGTGCCTGTTGCCCAGGGCAAGAAGACACTGTCGGGACCCATGAAGAATCTGGCGGCTGACATGGCCGCGAAACGGATTATCTACAACAACAATCCTATCCTGAAGTGGTGTATGGCCAATGTTGCCGTAGACGTGGACAGGAATGACAATATCCAGCCATGCAAGACATCAAATCCAAGGAAACGGATTGACGGCTTTGCAAGCCTGCTGGATGCCTATACGGCTTATGAAGAAAACAAGGAAGATTACATGAATGTTATTTGAAAGGAGGTGAAGACTTGAATATTAGAAGCATGATTTCAAGCATTTTCGGAAGAAATCCCGGTAAGGCAGGCCTCACAAGGGCGAAGCTGCTGAATGGCTACTCCAATGACTATGTGCCATGGGATGGTGACGCCTACGATAACGCAACGGGACGAAACTGCATTGATACTATTGCACGTCATGCCGGCAAGCTTCACCCGAAACACATCATCCGGAAGAATGGGGTGATAGTGAAGAATGCTGACAGCAGGCTGCAGTATATCCTTTCTGTCCGGCCGAACTGGCTTATGACCACTTCGGAATTCATTGAAAAGATTGTGGCCCAGTATTACTGCTACAATAACCTCTTCGTTTATATCCAGCGGGATATGAATGGAAACATTGTGGCGCTGTGGCCGCTTAATTTCAATAACCTGGAACTGTATGAGGACCAGAGCGGCCATTTATATTGCAAGTTCACCTTCGGGACCGGAGAACAGGCCACGGTGCCTTATGAAGAAATGATTCATATCCGGCGGCACTTCAACAGGGATGATGTCTTTGGCGATCCGGAAGGGAATGTGCTGAAAGAGGACCTCAACTTGCTGACGGCCGTCAAAACGGCGGTCATCAACGTGGTGAAGAATTTCCACAGGCTCCGCGGCATCATCCAGTGGACCGGCACGGTCCGTCCGGAAGACCAGGAGAGCATGTGGAAAAAGTTTGTTGATTCTTTTGCAGGGCCTTCCAATGGTTCCGGTATTGGTTCCCTGGATAACAGGGGTAAGTTCCAGCAGCTGACGACTGACACACAGACCTTTGAAACGGGTCAGATGAAGTTTGCCAGGGATAACCTGTATAAGTACTTCGGCGTTTCTGAAGAAATCGTATCCGGAAAGTATACAGAAGAAGAGTTCCAGGCATTCTATGAATCCGTCATCGCTCCTATTGCGGTGAAGCTGTCGCAGGAATTCACTGAAAAGCTTTTCACTCCGAAGGAAAGAGGCTTCGGGAATGAGGTCATTTTCGAAGCGAACCGGATTGCCTACATGAGCACATCGTCCAAGGTAAAGATTGCGCAGGCCATGATTCCTGCCGGCGCCATCAAGCGGAATGAAATCCGTGAACTCTTCGGATATGCAGGACTGACAGGACCTGAAGGCGATGAGATCGTTGTTTCCCTGAACTACGTGAAGACTACGGATCAGACGAAGTACCAGACAGGGGAAGACGAGGAGCCAAAGAAAAAGAAAGAGGAAGGAGGTAATGGGGAAGATGAAGAAGAAAGTTGAACTTCGCAGTATGGAAATCAGGGCGTCCAATGAGGGGAATGAGAATCTTCACATTGAGGGGTATGCGGCTGTTTTTGAAGAAAGAACGCTGCTGTGGGAATCTCCCTATTCCGGCGTGAAGTATTACGAACAAATCAGCCGCGGGGCCATTGACGGGAATACCGATATGACTGACGTGATTCTGCGCTATAACCACTCAGACAGCGCGCTGATTCTGGCCAGAACCTCCAATTCGACACTGAGATTGACCACTGACGATAAAGGCATTCGGTTTGATGCCGATATCGCACCGACCACGGCGGGAAAAGATGTCTACCAGCTCATTAAACGGGGAGACATTTCTAAAATGTCCTTTGCCTTCACAGTGGATAAAGACAGCTGGGAGACGGACAACGTGGCCAAAACCGAAGTTAGGACAATCAATCACATCGATGCAGTGGTAGATGTGAGCCCTGTTGATTTTCCGGCGTATGACGGCACAAGTGTAGAGGCCCGTGACAATAAAGGCATGATTGAGAGCCTTGAAAGCCGTGAAAAAGAATCTGAGCTTAGAAAGAAGCTCATTGTAGAGACATTCTTGTAAAGGAGAATTGAAATGAACAAGAGACTTGTAGAAATCAGAAAGAGAAAAGAAGAAATCCGCACCGCTCTGCAGGGAAATGAAAAGGTAGACCTGAAAGCACTGCAGGCTGAACTGGAACAGCTTGACGCTGAACAGAAAGACATTGAAGCCCGTGAAAAGGTTGCTAATGCAATCAATCTGGGCGCTGAACCGGAAGGCGTAGCCAAAAGAGAAAAACCGGCTCCCAGAGTAGAAGCCTCCGTAAGACCATATGAATCTGATGAATACCGCCAGGCATTCATGAACTACGTCATGAAGAATACTCCGATTCCGGCGGAAATGAGAGCGGCTACCACCACCACTGATGCAGGCGCTATCATTCCTCCTACCACCCTCAACCGCATCATTGAAAAAGTCCGCACCTATGGCAACATCCTTCCTCTTGTGACCCGTACCGCTTACAAGACCGGCCTTGCCATCCCGACTTCTGACGTAAAGCCGGTAGCTAAATGGGTGGCTGAAGGCGCTACTGCTGAAGGCGCTACTTCTGATAAACAGAATAAAGCTCTGGGCTCGATCACTTTCAGCCATTTCAAACTGCGCTGTGCTGTAGCCGTCACCCTTGAAACTGAAAACATGACACTTTCCGCTTTCGAAGATGTACTTGTTTCCAATGTGGCAGAAGCTATGGCAGTAGCTCTTGAAACTGCTATCATTTCCGGTACCGGTTCCGGCCAGCCCACCGGCATTCTGAACGACCTTTCCAAAGGCACCACCATCAATGTTTCCAAACTGGATTATAAGACCCTCATAGACGCTGAAGCCGCTATTCCACAGGCTTATGAAGCAGGATCTGTATGGGTCATGAATAAACCGACCTTCATGCAGTTCCTTGGTATGACAGACTCCAATGGTCAGCCAATCGCACGCGTTAATGCAGGCGTGAACGGCGTTCCTTCCCGTGTGCTGCTGGGCCGCAATGCAGTTCTCTGCGACTACCTGCCTACCTTCGCTACCACACTGAAGAAGACCGATGTATTTGCTTTCATTTATCGCATGAAGGACTATGTCCTCAATACCAACTACTCCGTAGCCATGAAGGTTTATGAAGACAATGACACCGATGACATTGTGAGAAAGTCCATCATGATTGCCGACGGCAAACCTGTTGATTTCAATTCTCTGGTTATGCTGGCAGGCAATGCTACCGCCTGAGACGGGAGGGAATAAATCATGGCCGTAACACTGGAACAGGCAAAGAACTATCTCAAAGTCGATGAAGATATCACTGACGATGATGAACTGATTTCCTCACTGATCAGTGCGGCCAGTGATTACGTTGAAAGAACCACCGGGAAAAGGGCGGACGGGAGCCCGCTCTGCGAACTGTGCGTGAAGCAGCTTGTAGCTCACTGGTATGAAAACCGTGCTGTGTACAGTTCCAAACCCGGGGCCATCAACGTCCTGCCGCACACAGTCACGGCGCTTCTTACACACATTGCCCAATGCGAGGCATATCCGGAGGCTGATAAGACATGATTAATGCTGAAATCGGCTCAATGGATAAAAAGATTCACATTCTGCAGTATGTGGACAAGGAAGACGAATACGGGCTGACGCACCAGGAGAGGGTAGATGTCATAGGGCATTCCATCTGGGCAAGGATGGAGCCTTTTCGCGGGAAAGAATACTATGAGCAGTTCAAGGACAAGGTACAGGAGACCATCAAGGTCACTATCCGCTACAGGAAAGGCCTTAACACGAACATGCTGATTTACTACCAGGGCGTGCTGTATGAAATCCAGACCATCTCCGATGTCTATATGGCTCACGTGAAACTGGAAATCATGTGCCGGCGTCTGCAGAGAGGTGCGGAAGATGAGGATTGAGGAATACACCGCACTCATTGAGAAAGTGCAGAAGGAATTTCCGGCGGAAGCCGAAGCGGAGCTTCAGAGAGGGGCCAAAAAGCTCAGAAGGGAAATCAAAGCCGCGAGCCCGGTTGGGCATGCCAAACATCCTCATAAGCTGAAGAACAGCTGGAAGATGGAAATGGCGGGAACATCCGCCAAAACGCTGGAAGCCCACATCTACAGCACGGCTCCTCACTTCCACCTGGTGGAGCGCGGTCACGTATGGAAGACGCCTCATGGCAAGATAAAAGGCTACAAGCAGGGCACCCACTTCATGGAAAAGACCGTGAATGCGGAAGGCCCTGGCATTTATGACGAAATGGGAAGAAGACTGGCGGAAAAGGTAGGTGTGGAACTTGGCTGAAATCGTAAAGATGATTGATATCGTAAAGACAGTGACGCAGATTCTGAAAGATGAATTCAAGTGCACAGTGTACTCCGATGAAGCATTGGAAAATTTCAAAAAGCCCTGTTTCTTTATCGCCGCCATCCCTGTTTCCATTCCGCAGACTACCAATTTCATGGAGAAACACCTTTCCATCGTACTGACCTATTTCCCAAAGGACAGCATGAGGGATGAGGTGCATTATCTTGATGTTTTTGACAGAATTCAAAGTCATTTTGCTCTGGGAATGAAGGTGGGAGGCCGTTTCCTTCATGTTGACCGGGTTACTCCGGACAGAGTGGGGGAAGAACAGGATATCCTGCAGATAACCATTGAGATTATCTATCTGGAACAGACAGGGAAGTCGGAATCCGGAGCGGAAATGATGGAGGAAATCGAAGTGAACGGGCTCAATGGAGATGAGACCGTCCATGATTTCATTGATAAGAACAGTTAGGAGGAAATAACTCATGGCGAAACTTGGTATGCCCAGTATTAATATCAGCTTCATTGAAGCAGGTATTGAAGCTATCCAGAGGAGCCAGCGCGGCATTGTGGCGCTGATTCTGGAAGAAGCTGCTGATACCATTACAAAGCTGAAGACCGACCACAAGGTGGGAGACGATACGGTCAAGGCAATTGAAAATCCATTTACAATCTACACCACCGATGATATCCCGTCAGAACTGTCTGACGAAAACAAGGACTACATCACAAAGTGCTTAATCGGTTACACAAAAACACCGTACCGGGTCAAAGTGCTGCTGGTGGCGAAGAATGCGGAAAACGACACCAAGGCCGATAAATTCGCCGACGCTCTTTCCGTATTGGCAACAGAACGCTGGGACTATCTGGCCATTCCGACCATTACCGACGTCCAGTGTGAAGCTGTGGCCACTTGGGTGAAGACAAACCGGGAAAACAAATTCAAGAAGGTGAAGGCAGTCCTTCCAAACTATGCCGGAGACTATGAAGGCATTATTGATTTCGGCAATACATCAATCAAGACGAAGACCAAGACTTATTCACCGGCGGAATACACGGCGCGCATCGCGGGACTCATCGCAGGTACTCCAATGACCATATCCGCTACTTATGCGCCGCTCGCTGAAGTCATTGACTGCGACCGGCATACACTGGACGAAAACGATGAGAAAGTCAACAAGGGTGAATTCTTCATCTGGTTCGATGGAGAAAAATTCAAGATGTCACGCGCTATGAACTCCCTGGTAACCACCACTCAGGGCAAGCTGGAGGCCTATCAGACCATCAAGACCGTGGATATCATGGATATGATTTACGACGACATCAGAAAGACCGCGCAAGACAGCTATATCGGTAAATATACCAATGACTACGACAACAAGTGCCTTCTAATTTCCGCTATCCAGGGATATTTCCTTGAATTGGAAAGAGGACGTCTGCTGCATAAGGACTATTCTCAGGTGGATATCGACGTGGATGCGGTAAAGAATTACCAGATTGCCCATGGCCTTTATACCAAGGATGAACTGGCGAAGATGAGCGACCTTGAAATCAAGAAGCTGGATACCAAGAAGAAGGTATTCCTGACAGCAAAGATTAAGATTCTGGATGCTATGGAAGACATTGAACTTCCAATTAACATCTGAGGGAGGTTAGAAAATGGCAGAAGCATTTAACAGCCAGCAGGTCATGTCCGGCACCCAGGGTGAAGTGTGGATTAACGACAAATACATGGCCCAGGTTACTGCTTTCAAGGCAGAAGTCAATCTGACCAAGGAAGAAGTGAACCAGGTCAAGAAAATGGCTAAACAGTACAAAGTGACAGGATGGGAAGGCAAAGGCAACGTGAAGATGAACCACATGTCCTCCTTCTTCCTGAACCTTATGGCTGAAAACATCAAGAACGCCCATCAGACTGTCTGCACAATCGTAGCAAAACTGGATGATCCGGATGCCATTGGGTCAGAACGGGTAGTCATCAGGGATGCCACCTTTGACAAGATGACTCTCATGGACTGGGAGGCTAAAAAACTGGCCCAGGATGACTATGATTTCACTTTTACTGATTTCGACCTGCTGGATACGGCAGATGAATAGGAGGGGCCATGAATCTTACTGAAGCGCTGTTGAAGGCGGATGTTGCATCCGTCACAGAAGAAGCGACAAAGGACTATGAAATCCCGCGGCTCACGAAGAAATTCCAGACGCCTTTTATTCTGCATCTGCAGGAAATTCAGCCTAAAAGGGTGGCTGAAATCCAGTCTCTTGCCTTCGAAATGAACGGGAAGGGGAGGCTCAGCCAGGGAGATCTATACGCCATGAATATGTTGTATGTATGTGAAGGCGTAACCAATCCGGAATTTGCGGACAAAGAAGTGCTGAAGCACTTTAAGGCGGCAACGAAGAAGGACCTCCTGGCAAAGCTGCTGAATGCCGGAGAGCTCTCTGACGTATCCGGAGAGGTACAGAAGCTTTCCGGGTTTGATGAAAATGAAGACCAGGAAGATAAAGTAAAAAACTGATTGAAACTGATGGGGAAACGCAGCTGATGTACTGGCTTTATGCCAAACATCATATTCTCCCGTCAGTGTATGCCAACATGGACCCCGGGGAGAAAGTTGTGATCCGGGCGTTCTATGCAAAAGAAATTGAAGAAGCTTTGAAAGAACAGGCAAGGCTGAAGAAGACTATGGGGAGGTGAGCTGATGGCGAAAATCATTGATGTCATTATGAGACTGCAGGACCAGGTATCCGGTACACTGGGGAGAATAAGAAGACAGATGGAAGAGACCGGACGGATGCACAGACGTCTGGGAGGTGAAATCAGTAGGACCGGAAGAAATATTGAAAATATTGGCCGGGCCATGCTCCCCATGGCGGAAGGGATGGCGGGGGCCGGAGCACTGGCGCTCAAGACCTTTGCTGACTTTGACTCCACAATTACCATGGCAGGGCTGAAAGCAGGAGCCACGGCAGAAGAAATGGAACAGATGAGGAAGGTGGCGGCTGAAGTGGGCCGCGACTTCCCGATTTCTGCCAATGACGCTGCCAAGGCCATGGATAGATTGGCCGCCAGCGGGCTCAATGCCAACCAGGCTACTGCGTCTCTGCCGGGAATCGTGACAGCGGCTGTGGCATCAGGGGAAGACCTTGGTGCAACGGCTGATGTCATTACATCCGCCATGTCAACATACAAGATGATGACAGGAGATGTGGGTGCCAACGCCGCCAAAGTAGCGGATATTATTCAGATGGCTGCCAACAGGTCAAAACTGGATATGGCTGCTTTTGGGACTGCTATGCAGTATGCCGGAGCTCCGGCAAATGCCCTGGGCGTAGACATCGAATCGCTGGCAGCGGCTATGGGCATCATGGCTAATAATGGCATTGAAGCATCCAGCATTGGGACATCTCTTAGATCTACCCTTTCAAGACTTGCTTCTCCGCCAAAAGAAGCGGCAAACGCCATTGCACTCCTGGGGCTCAAGACCAAAGATGCATCAGGGAACTTCGTGGGACTGGATAATATTATCGGGCAGATGAGGACTGCTATGAGCGGGATGAGCAACACGCAGCAGGTGGCACTGGCAAAAGCCATTGCCGGCGAAGATGCTTATTCCGGACTGCTGGCACTCATAAAGACTGCTCCAGAGGACTACAAAGCACTGGAAGATGCCATCCGGAATGCCAGCGGCTCATCCAAAGAGGCTTTCAACGTCATGAATAAAACTGCCAAGGGCTCGTTCATGTCCATGCTGGGCAGTGTGGAATCTCTTGCCATTTCCATAGGTGGATTACTGGCGCCAACAATGAAGCAGATAACCGATGTCATTAAAGGTGCCGCCGACTGGATTAATGGGTTGGATGATAGCCAGAAGCAGATGATTCTGAATGTTGGGAAAGCTGTTATAGGATTCGTGGCATTCAACATGGCAGCAGGTAAAGCCATCGGAGTGGCAGGAAAACTGGTCAAAGTCTATGGAGATGTCGGTATCGCACTTCATGGAGGAACCATCCAAAACCGGCTCCTTATGTACTCCGTGCGAGGACTTGCCAGGGTACTGCCGGTGGTAGGCTCCGGACTCTTTTCCATTGTGAAAGTGCTGGGAGGCGCAGCATCTTCGGCTATCGTCGGAGCAGTGCGGCTGCTTACTGCTCTTCGTGGAGGAATACTTGCGGTTGCAAGGGCGCTTATTACCGCTGCCATTGCAGGCGGGCCAGTGGTGTGGGCCATTATGGCCGTTGCGGCAGCCGCCGCATTAATCTATGCAAACTGGGACGCCATAGGGCCTTATTTTAGAAACCTTTTCAATGGCATCGTGAATTTCATCAATGGGCCATTCGCCAGCGCGTGGAATGCGGCGTGGGATGGCATTGTAAGTTTCTTCTCCGGAATTTTTAGCGGGATTGAAGAAGTGTGCTCTTCAGTTATGAATGGAATCAAGAGCGCCATCAATTCTGTGATTTCAGGAATCAACGGTATCAGCGTAGACATTCCGGACTGGGTGCCTGGAGTGGGCGGCGGACATTTGGGATTTAATATCCCCATGCTCTATACCGGTACCCCAAACTGGAGAGGTGGACCTGCAGTTATCAACGACCGTGGTGGAGAAGTGGTGGATCTTCCATCCGGAGCGAGAGTGATTCCGCATGAACAGTCTCTGAACCAGGCTTACAGGCAGGGAAGAATGGCTGGAGCCAATTCCGGAAACGCCTCCATCACTGTAAATATTTACAATCCGCAGATTAACAGTCAGGGAGATATCAATGAAATGGCCAGAAGAATAGCAGAGCGCATTTACTACGAACTGGCTAAGAATTCCATCAACATGAATGAGGGGGCAGTCTAATGGCAAGCTTTATCGAAAGCTCACTGAGGGCGGTGAACAGCGTTTTCAATGCCCTGGGCTCATACTGCTCTTTCACACTTTCCTGCGGAGGAGATGCGGTCATATTTCCTGTCACTCCAGGTTCCTTCGAAGTTTCGCAGAAATTCAATAACTCTACAGTAACTATAAACTCCATCGGAGAAATCAACATGCTGGGGAAGCAGGGACTCAGATCCGTAAAGTTTCAGGCCTTCTTCCCGAACAATGATTATGATTTCTCATTGAACTACTCAATGAGCCCCTATGGTTACGTGGAGAAAATTGCGCAGATGGCCAAAGCAGGCCAGCCATGTCGAATCAATATCACGGGAACAGCTATTTCCATGCCATGTACCATTGATGATTTCAGCTATTCCGAGAAAGATGGAACCGGAGATGTTTATTTCTCTATTGAACTGAAGGAATATCGGTATGTTCGGCCTGACTCCGACTTGATAAATGATGTTACTGGATTGAAGAGCCGTACAGAAGAAGCGGAGAAGACCAGAAGCGTCACAGCCTACTCGACGGATGCCATGGAAACTGCCCAGAAGGCCGTGCAGAAAATTCAGAAGGTAACCAGGGCGGTGGGAAATTCCAGACGGCAGATAGAGACCTATAAGTCCATCGTAAAATCCGGCGGCATCACTGCAGGCGACGTTCTGACTATCACAGCATCTGAAGTCATGAAGAACGGGCAGCTACTCAAGAGGTTTGGAGGCTAGCATGCTGAAACTGTACTACACAGACCCGCCGGGAACAGCGAACGCAGTAAGTCGCCAGGATATTTCCAACTACGTCATTCATGTCACCTGGAGCGGTGATACGGACCAGGCGGCACGAAAGCTTGAATTCACTATCGCATACAACACGGCGGAGAAAGATGCTGCATTTGTACAGCTGAATCTGCTGCTGGGAGGAACAATTGAAGCATCTGATATAGATGAAACGACGGAAACACCGATTTTCATCGGAAGAATTTTCTTCAGAAAGCGGGCATCCGATTCATTCACATTTGAATTTACCTGCTACGACACCATGGTTTATCTGGCCAAAAGCAACATCCGGGCCAACTTCAAAGACATTGATGTTACCAGCGCAGTGAAGCAGGTCTGTGGAAGCATTGGACTTGAAACAGCCGACAACATTCCGTCAATTACGACCGTAGTGAATTTCATTGCCGATGACAAGAGCGGAACCGAAGTACTGCAGATGCTCTTTGATAAAGCCAAAGCGGACCAGGGGAAAAGCTACAGGGCAATTTCCATAGGCGGGAAAATCACAGTAGTGGAAAGAGGAGAGACCATAGAAAACTACATCGCTGACAGCTCCGTCAATGTGATTTCAGCAGAACACTCCGAGTCACTGGAAGACATGGTGGACAAAGTGGTGGCAGTCAACGATGATGGTTCAGTGGGGCAGATTTTCACAACAGACGATGAAATCGGAAAGTATGGCACAATCCAGAAGATTTATAAAATCCAGCCGCCGAAGAGCGGTGAATCTGTGAACAACGTAACTGCCGCAAAAGCTCTCCTCAAAGCGCCAAAGGAAGAATCTTCTTTGAAGGCCCTGGGAGATATCCAGTGTATTTCAGGGTATGCCATTACGGTTCAGGAAGAACAGCTCAAAGGTAAATTCACTATCAAATCGGATACCCACCATTTTGAAAACGGGATTCACACAATGGACCTGACATTGGAATACATCGGGGAGGCTGAGAAATGAAACTGACAGAAGATCCATACAAAGGTCTGATTGAGCTTCACCGGCGGATAGCCAAAGGAGCGGCTCTGCAGCCGACCGCAGGAATAGGGACGATCATTTCGCCGCCTCCTGGAATCCAAATCAGCTACCATGGATTCATCCTGGATAAAGAGAACATTTACATAGATGAATACTGGCTGCAGGGACATACAAGAACCCATAAAGGGCACATTGTAAGTGAGACACAGCCAAGGGCAGGAGGGAGCGGAGATGCTGAATTCGCTTCCCATACCCATGAAATTGACAACGATTACACAGACACACAGACCAAGACTAACACATGGAAACCGGGGGACAAGGTTCTTCTGGTGCCGATTACCACAGAAGATGAAAAGACCACGGCACAGTTTGTGGTGCTGTGTAAACTGGTAAGATTGGACGGTAATTGACTATGGCTAATCCATTTATAGCGGGGCCTCAGAGTGATAACCTTACAAAAGCGTCTCATGAGACATTTCGGGAATTTGCATGGGATTTTGAAAGGAATGATTTCATCCGCGACGACAATGGGCAGTACATCATACTGGAAGGTAATGCAGCGCTGAAGGTATGGATATATAAATGCCTAATGACAGAACGGTACAGATACCGGGCCTATTTCGATGATTACGGGGCCGAGCTGGAACAATTCATCGGGAAGCCGAATGATGGGACGGAAGGAACGGAGCTTTACCGATACGTGAAAGAAGCTCTTCTTGTAAATCCTCACATCCGCTCAGTCAATGACGTTTTCATGGAGCAAGATGAGAAAAAAGTCACGCTGACCGTTTCCCTGGATACGGATTATGGAAGCCAGTCAGTAGAAGTGGAGGTGTGAAATGGCATTTCAGGCAGAAGACCGGGAAGTCATCCTGGCAAGGCTCATTGAAGCCTATAAAAAATACAGAAAGAATAATGCCAGCGAAGTGGAAGGCACTTTTGCATTCGACGACATGGCGGCCAACTCCGTAGAATTTCAGAACATCCAAGCAGAAATGGAGCTGCTGATAGAAGCAATGTTTCCGCAGTCATCCTGGGGGGAATACCTTGACCTCCTGGCGGACGAGCTGGGGAACGGGATGAAGAGGAGAGCCGCGACCAAAGCTGTGGTGGTACTTACACTTTCCGGAACGGCAGGAACAGAAGTGAACTCCGGAGCACTTTTCGCTACCGATGGGAAAATCAACTTCATTACTACAGAGGATTGCATTATCGGGGAAGACGGTTTCTGCACAGTAAAAGCGGAGGCACAGGCTGCCGGGAAGGAAGGAAATGTAAAGGCTGGGACTATCGTAAAAATCCCTGTTTCCATCTATGGTGTGAGCGCAGTCACCAATAAGGAAGATGCCTATAATGGCTATGACGAGGAGACGGACGATTCACTTAGAGAAAGACTTCTGTTCAGGCTGAGGCATCCTATCACGTCCGGGAATGCGAATGAATACGTTGACTGGGCCGAATCCGTCGGAGGAGTAGGCGCCGCAAAGTGTATTCCACTTTGGAATGGGAATGGAACAGTGAAAGTTGTCATCGTGGATGCGAACAATGAACAAGCTAATGATGAGTTACTGAATGCAGTAAAGAATTACATTGAAAAAGTAAGGCCAATCGGGGCTTCTGTCACAGTTGTAACGCCGGAAATTCTGAAGGTTAGCGTGGCAGCTAAAGTTACTGCAGCATCTGAAGATTATGTTGCTAAAATTACGGAAGCCATTAATGAATATTTCAGAAGAGAAGGATTCAACTCGAATTATGTTTCCATCGCACACATCGGGAAGATAATGCTTGAGACAGGAGCCATCAGTGACTATGAATCGCTCACAATTAACGGAGGAATCAGCAACATCAGTGTAGATGATAACCATGTTCCACGACTTGGAACGCTTACACTGGAGGTGAAATAAATGAGTTTCATCCGAAGTAGGCCGGTAGACATTTCATTATATCTACCAGGATTCCTTACAAAAAGTGCCGAATATAAAGCTGGGCTGGATGCGGAAAGCGGAGAGCATGAGCGAATGCGAATTGCGCTGCTTGACATAGAAAAGCAGTTTAATGTCAAAACAGTAGACTGGGGGATAAATCTCTGGGAAGACTTGTACGCGATCAATCAGGATAGAAGCATAAGCAACCTAATTTACAGACGTGATGTTGTGATTTCCAAAATGGTTCCTCCATCCGTTGTCAATGAGCCTTTTATGGACAGGCTGGTCAATGCTTATGTTGCTGATAAGAAAGCCGAAATCGTAAGTCACATAGACGAATACAGAATTGAAATCCTATATCACGGCGGGCAGATCCTTGATTATGGTAATCTTCGGAAATCAATCAGAGAATATTTGCCGGCGCATCTGGGATACAAACTGGTTACGTTCACTTCTGGAGATTTATATTTTCATGCAGCCGGATCAGTCCAGAATTATAAGAAGATTACAGTTGATATGGATTCCAGTGTACACTTTGAAGCGAAAGATACCACAATTCATTACGCAGGACAGGTAGTCCACAATTATAGAAAATTATCTATTTCGGGGGGGTACTAAACCATGGCTAAATTCCCAAGTTTGACATTCACTGAAGCAGGGATGAAGATGCTGATTCAGGCCCAGAACGGACACACGCTCACTTTTACCAAAGGTAAGCTGGGCAGCGGCGTTCTGACCGACAGCGATGATATTACAAAATTCACTGACCTCAAAGCACCAAAGATGGAGCTGCCTGTGGTTAAAAAGGATGATTCGCAAAAAGAAAAAATCGCTCTGACATTTAACACATCCAACACCGCACTTGAGGAAGGATTTGTTTCCAGAGAGCTGGGAATTTTTGCAAAGCTGGATGACGGAGCGGAAACACTTTACGCCTACAGCAACGCAGGCAATGACTACGATTATATTCCAAACAAGGATACACCGACAGATGAAAATAGGCTTGTTGTGAACCTTATTGTAAGCTCCTCTGCGAACATTAATGCTCTTGTGGACGGCTCCATCGTTTATGCCCATATGAGCGACCTTGATGAGAGATTGCAGGTAACTGCCACAGCGGATAAGCCGGCATCTATGTCTGACAGGGGACTCTGGGTGGAAATCAAAGATGGACTGAAATCAATCTTACATCGTTGGAATAAGACAACGAAGAGCTACGAGACCATTCACCCGGAGACAGAATCAGCCCAGATTACCGACTGGCATAGCGGCATAATGGCAAGCCTCGCAAGTAAGACGTTGGGAACCGTGGTAGATGCTATTACTACCGATTCCGTTCTCGGGAAGCTCATCAAGATGCTTTTGAACGCCAGCGGCGTGAAGTATCTTATTGATACGAACGGATACATCTGTTTCGGCGACTATTTCGGCGGGCTAATTATACAGTGGGGAACTGTCACAACAGGTACCAATACTAATCTTGTACACCTACCCGTTACCATGCAAAATTTGGAATACGCTGTTTTGGTGCAAAATAAGGGCAAGCTGCAAAGCAATGGATTTTGGCAAGTGGATGATCGTACTGTTAATGACTTTAGAATCTATAACTCCATGCCAGGCGACGGTATTACATGGTTTTGGGAATGCATAGGTAAATGACTTATGACCGAATACTACTTATCAAAATAGACAGTGGGGAATTACTACTACAAGAGTAGACTCCATTAATGGCGTCATGGACTGGAAATATCCATTGGCCATACGCGAACCAATTGCCTTATTTACTAATGAAGCCTACCCAGAAATGTGGCTGACAGATAACAATGCAACCGTGAGCGCTGTGGCTAACAATAGTTTTGGAGGAATAGAAAGTCATATAGTAACAATGAGCATCAAAGACGGGTCCGTAGTGCCTACATATGCCTCCACAAGATGCCTCGTTATTGGAAAAATCTGAAATTCATTTTCCCACAGAAACCCAAAAAGCGGAAAATGGAGCAATTGAAGCATAGACAGACAACGAGTTAGTCCCTAAATTGCCAGTACCATAAGTGACGCCAGATCCCGTTCCTTCCGCAATGGCAATAAACTGCCGCAACGCATAAGAAACTGGGAGGGGAAAAGTTACAGGGCTCGAATTGCTACTGGGAGAAACTCCACACTGTCTACATACTACCAATAGCGATAATCCAGACAGGGGTATTGTTCCATCCTACATCGTATGCTTTTCCATCCTCGATGCCTGTAGCACCTGGAGTTGTGCCTTTGTGACAAATCGAATACGCATAGACGGAACAGCTCAACGGCAATGTAAAATCATGCCCGACCTGCTGGTCAGATGCAAGCGCAGTTCCCCACTGTCTATACTTTTGAAATTACAAGGTAAAAGAGAGTGGTCGGGTTGTCCGATTGTTGATAAAAATGTATTGCATTGAAATTTGCATTGGCCCCTATTGGGATGGCACCATAACCAATATCGCCAGCTAATGCAGCGTAACTTTCGGAGCTACTAATTGGCAGTGTAGCTACCCATGTTTTTGTGTTTCCATTACTAATTCCCCACTGTAGACTAAAAATTATGCGCCTAGAAAACAACTGGAGGAACAATGGAATGTCTGAAACTTTACAGAAATCAAATACATGATAAAACCGCCAGATTATTAGGATATCTACGATTATAAAAGAGTAAATATCTGATAATCTGACGGCTTTATCCAGTATCAATAGTAACAACCATCAAGCCACGGATAATGCAGATAATACGGTAATGCGTGCGATTGATTGAGTAACATACTAGTAACACTACTTCAACAGTTCTATGCATTTACGGAGCTGGCGAAGCCCTTTGTGCGTATAGACACGTTCTGTAACATCGCCACCGGCATGACCTAAGATACGCCTTTTTGCGGTTTCGTTCGCTCCTGCATTATCAAGCAGCGTCGCCACAGTGTGACGGCAGTCATGAGTAGTGTGCCCGTCAGCATTGATGGAGTGCATGACTGCACGCCATGCGATGCAATAACGGCTGTAGTCATAGGGCCTTCCACTTGAATTAGTAATAAGAGCGGTTCCGAGTGAATCCATCCGGCATGACACAAGCGGCATTATACGGCTATGGATGGGGATGACTCTGATGCCAGCAGCCGTTTTGCTCTTGGTGATACGGATGTAATGCTGCCGCATATTGACATCACGCTTTTGCAGAGCCAGCATTTCGCCAACACGCATACCAGTATATAGCAGTATAAGCACCGTATCGACTCCGGGCTCACCAACGTGCTGCCAAAGTCTATTGATTTTCTGGCGGCTAAATGGTTTGTGTGGACGGATGGCTTTATTCTTTCCTATGGATAATAGTGGAGCATAGCTTTTATTTGTGAGTTCTATTTTATTTGCATATTTTTCCAGTAGAGAAACCAAAGAGCGGACTTTCTTCAGTGATGAATAAGATAGCCCGCTCTTTCGCATGCCATCAAGGACTCGCTGGTAGTCCATATATTTCAGATTCTGGAATGGTTCGTACTGGAGGCACGACAGATGCTTAAACGAATTGGCATAGCTGGCAAGAGCCGAATCAGATGGATCTGTATCTACTATATGTGCTGGTAGCCATCTATGATATAGTTCCGCTAATGTGACCTGATGACCTGGAAGGGAGCGATGAAAATGAAGTTTATTGTAGTCCGCTTGAAAGATTTCAGCCTCTACTTGCGTGGAAAAGTACTCGACAGGCTTTTGCTTCCCATCCACGCTGATAACAAATACAAATGGCCTCCTCCGACTTCCGGAAAGCCTTTTGATTGAACCGTAGCCGTTTGGTTTACGCATAATATCACCTCGTTTTTATTGTTAAGGAGATAAACCATGAGCGCAACAAATGTTGATTATTACATCGTCGGATTCAAAGCGGACGGTAGCCGGGCTGCCGGTAAAATCTGTATGTTCGACCCTATTAAGCACCGGGAGGGGGGGAAACCCGAAGCCGCAAAAATGAAAGCGGACAACGTAGACATTGTGACAGTAAAAGCCGTCACCACGGAAGACTACATGAATCTGCTGGGGAATAATACTGACAGCAAAGAGTACATCTTGAGCGGCGCCACATTCGTGCCAAAGCCAGACTATGTGCCGACCGAAGCCGAGGAAAAGCAGGCCGCCATCGCTACTATAAAAGCAAAGTATCAGCCAACACTGGATAGTCTTGTTGATGCGAGAGTTAAAGCCGCAATGCTGGGCGCCGATACAACTAAGATTGACAGCCAGTACAAAACCACGCTAGCTAGCATGACTGCGGAAATCAAGAATGCATAGAGGAGGGATAAATCATGGAATTTTGCGAATATTGCGGTAACCTTTTAAATGAAGACGGGCGCTGCCCATGGGATGGATGCCCACACAATGCTATTTTGGACGCCATGGCAGAAGCCAAGGCGGCCGATGAAGCAAAGACAGAGAAGAGTGAGGACAAAACCTGATGGAATTCATGGGGCAGATTTACGGATACGCATACAAGACAGTGTGCAGTATTCCGGACGGGTGGCCATTTAAATTGGCCGGCGGGGCAGTACTTCTGGTGCTGGCTAGACATGCCATGCTGTTTACTGCGTTCACGGCTCTTGTTGCGATAGATTTATTTGCGAAGTTCATTGCATTGTCTTATGAAATGCTGAAGGCTCAGAAGAAGGAGAATCCATCGCTTGTGGAGTCCATCAAAGCTATCCCGGAGGCACACAGGAAGAGGATTATCAACAGTCATGAGATGAAGACGCAGTTCCTGGGGAAAATCCTCATGTACATTTTCGCCGTTATTGCGGCAGGCTTTGCGGATTACATGATTGGTCACGTAAATTTCGGGCAGATAGTGATTGCTTACTTAGCTTCAACAGAGTTTCTCAGTGTTATCGAAAATTTGGATGATGCGGGGGTATCAGCTCTACATGGGCTGGTGAGCCTGGTAAAGAGGAATACGGGAGGCGCACAATGAACGGGATTGATGTTTCTGAAAATAATGGATTTGTAGACTGGGAATCCGTTGCTGCTGCAGGCGTAGAATTTGCCATTATCCGTCTAGGGTGGGGGAAGAGGCACCTTGACAGCCATTTTTACGAAAACATCAACGGGGCGATTAATGCCGGATTGAAAGTTGGTGTATATTACTACTCATATGCGGTGAATCAAAAAGAAGCGGAAGATGAAGCTGATTTCGTAGTCGAAGTTTTGTATGACTGCGGGATCACTCCGGAAAAGCTGAAAATGGGAGTATGGATTGACGAAGAAGACGCTGACGGATGGCGCGGGCGACATGGGCTCGATATCTACGGAGACGGCCAGCTTATAACCAACATGGTCACCGCCGTCGTCAATAAGTTTTGGGGCGCAGGGTATACCCCCTCAGGTGTCTACATGAACTGCGACTGGAAAGAAAACGTCATTGACATTGAGCCGACTGGAGGGGCAGGGCTCTGGCTTGCACAGCCGGATGTAGGCGGACCGGCATACGACTGCAATATCTGGCAGTACACATTTAATCTTGACATCGGTGATAAGACATTTGACGGAGATTTTTTTTACAATGCAGATTGATGCTGAAGAGAAGAAAACGCTTGCCTTTGTGGGTATAGTTGTAGTTGGCATGTTGCTGCTTAATTTGAGCGGATGGTATATCTATGACAATTATTTAAAGGTTACGAAACCGAAAGTTATGACAACAGAGCAGGTTACACAACCGGATACAGTGGCCAAAGAGATCCATGTCACCACTCCGGCTGCACAGACCATCGTGAGGGAGATAGAACGCTCCGGCAGCTCTACTCCGCAGATAACGTACTACGTCACGGCGCCGTCTGTAGAGAAAGGGGCGGAGACGGTGGCGAAACAGATTGAGGAAAAATCTCCGGAGGCTCCCGCCGGCGTGCTGCAGAATTCTGACCGGACCATCGTCACACCGAACGAGGAGAAGCAGAAGGTGGACGTGTATAAGATTTCCCTTCGGAAGGCCCACAAGCTGAAGGCGGGGGCAACCTATGTAGATGGACACGCCTACCTGTCTACCGGCTACCAGGCGGGAAAGTGGGAAGGGCTGATTCACTTTGACAACCGAACGCTGGAGCCTAAAGGTGGGACTATCACCTACACTGTGCTTGAGTGGTAA